CCACCGCCGCCGACCCCGCCGCCGCCGCCGGCTGCGGCGCCGCCGAACGCACCCCCACCACCCAACGACGCGGTGCCGGGGAAACTGGCCGACATTCGGGGATCCTCCCCGCCCACGGGCAGGTAGTAGTGCAGTTCGAATTGCGACGAGTTCGCCCCCGCGGCGCTACCCCCGTAGAGGGTGGAGTTGTGCGCGCCACCGGATTCGACGTTCACCCCGTTGGGTAGGGTCCCCGCCATGTGGGAGTTCATGCCGCCGCCGCCGCGGTGGATGCCGACCGAAAACGCGCCCGGCATCGTCCCGGGTTTGAACCCCAGCGCCTCGAAATTGGATTCGGTGGTGAAATAGCGGGTGCCCTGCGGCAGCCCTTTCATCGCGGCGTAGATCGCCGACATGTAGCCGCTACAGTCGTAGCCGGGGCCGACCCCGCCGTACACGTAGGGCCGGTTGTCGCCGACGGAGGCGGCGAACGCGTCCCCCGCCGCGGCGCCGCCGCCGGTGCCGCCGACGACCAGGCCGCCCTCGTCGTAGCGGTTCAGCTGATGCAGTAGTGGCAGGAACTTTCCGGTGGCGCTGCGGTTGATGACGTATTCGCCGGCGTGGGCCAGGATCGGCACCGCACCGCCGCTACCGGGGATGGTGCCGCCGCTGGCGTAAGTCGTCGGGGGGCCGTGGTAGATGGAGCCGGGGATCTGCCCGGGAACACCTGGGGGCACGATGTCGCCGGGGTTGAGGGATCGCTGGCCGGGGGTGGACGGCAGATTCTGGGTGGTGTGCGGGACGCCGGGGCCGACGTCGAGGGGGGCGTGGGGCAGCGGGCCGCCGCCGTGCGCCCATTGCAGGCCCCCCACAATCGCGGTGATGACACCGCCCAGCGCGGTCAACGGTCCCGCGATCTCGGTCAACGCCCCGGCCAGCCCCGGCAGCGCCCCGGCCAGCCCTTTGAACGCCCCGGCCAGCTCCGCGATCCCGCCGGCGGTGGCCGCGATGTCCTCCAGCGGCCCCAGGAACCCGTGCGCATCGATCCCGGCGTTTTTCAGGTTGTCGTCGACGATGCCCAGCGCGGTCCCGATCGCACGGATTTTGGTGGTGGTGTCCCCGGACCCGATGTCTTTGATGTTGCCGGCCAGGGTTTTCGCGTCGTTGGCTCCGTTAGTGAGGTCGTCGGTGACACTGTCGAGGGCGGGTTTCCACCCGGAGATGTCGACGCCCAGGTTGCGGGCTAGCGGTTCGGCGCCGTCCAGGGCGCCTTTGAGCCCGCCGATCGCGGCTTCGGCGTCCCCGGTTTTGATGCCGTCGAGGGCGTCGCGGATCCCGCCGATCGCGGTGCCGGCATGCTCGGCGGCGACTTGGACGGTGTCGATGACGCCGGCCACGCCGGGGATTTCCCGCAGCCCTTGACCGACGGCTTGCCCGATGGCTTCGCCGATCGCGGCGCCGGCTTCGGGGCCGATCGAATCGGCCGCCTGGATGAGGGCGCCCCCGATTTTTTGGCCGATCGTTTTGCCGATCTTGGTGCCGGTCTCCTCGGGTTTGGCCTGATCTAGGATGACCTCGTCGATCTTTTTCCCGGCGGCCGCGCTGGTGCCCGCCGCGATGCCTTCGTTGAGGGATTTCCCGATTTCTTTCCCGGCGTTCTGCGCCGCGGACTTGGTGGCACTGGAGACGGGTTTGCCGCTGATAGCGTCGGATAAGACGCCGCCGGATCCGGTGGGCGCGGTTTTCATGCCCTCTTGGATGCCGGTGTTCAGGCCGGTGCCGATCTCCTTGCCGGCTTTTTGGGCGGCGCTGCGGGTGGCGGTGCCGACCGGTTTCCCGGCGATCACCTCCCCCAGGATCGAACCGTCCGACGGGATGGAGACACCCTTCATGCCTTCGGTGAAACCCTGATTGAAACTCTTGGCGCCCTCGCGGCCCGCGGCCAAAAACTGGTTGGCCAGCCCGGACATTTTGGGGGCGACGTTGACGAAGACAGTCCCGAGTTCGTTGCCGCCCGGGGATGTCATCGCCACACCCGCGAATGCGTGCGGCCCGGGTTGGGGGCGTCGGGGCCATACCGTTGCAGTTCGCGGCGGTCCATTTCCTCCCAGGACATGACATCCGCCGGGAACATGGAGGCTCCCGGGGAGCGGTCCTCGATACCGGGCCGCTCATAGGGGCTGCTGAGTTCGGCGACCCCGGCCGCGGTTTCGGTCATGTTCGCCAGCAGGTGATCGGTGCGGGTCCAGCCGTTATCCAAAAACCAGCGCAGCGAGGAGGTGGGTGGGGCGGCCACCACAATCGACACCAGCTCGGAGAAGGTGAGCCGGTCGGTGAACATGTCGCGGGGGCGGTAGCCGAGGGCGAGCAGGTCACGGACCAGGGCGTGGTGGTATCTGCCCACCGCGGCGGTGAGCATCAGGATTCCCCCGGCGGCTCCCCGCCCGTCGGCCGGGTCATCGGCGCGAACCAGGAACGAAACAGGTTGGCCTGATCCGTCGGGTCGTCGTCGCCGAGTTTGGCGACCCGCACCCGGATCTCTTTGGGGACACCGGCCAGGATCATCCACTCGAAGCTCTGGAACATTTCGTTGAGGTCATAGATTTTGCAGAAGAATTCCTGCGTCGTATTGACCGTGGAAATGTGCGGCAGCACGATCGGGGGTTCGTCCTTTACCCGCCAGGTGAATGTTTTCCGGTCACCGTAGGGGTGGGCGGGTTCCGGGACTTTTTCGGGTGGCCGGGGCGGGGTATCGTTTGCGGCGGCACCGCCCGAATGGCCGTTCGATCGCGGTGCCGCCTTGCTGCGGGGCGGTGATATCCGCCGGGGGGCGGTCGCTGTCATATCAGGTGAAGACCCCGTCGTCCCAGTATTCGTAGGCGAAATTGTTGGTGTCGTCGGGCATCGCCTCTAATGTGATGTCGAATGTGGCTAGCTCTTTGTGGGACCATTTCGGGCCGGCAACCGACGTCGGGCGGGCATACGGCAGGACTAGGCGGGCGGTCATTTTCTGGTAGTAGCCGTCGATCACCCACACCCCGGTATCCAACAGGTTCCCGTTGATTTTCGCGGTGATCAGGGTGCCGGTGGTGGCGGTCGGCGGGGTCATCGTCACGTTCGCGGTGCCGTGCGCCGCGGACTGCACCGCCTGGTTCATCTGCTGCAGCATCTTGAATTTGAGTTGCAGCCCGTAGTGGTCCTGCAGGATCGCGATGAGCCGGCCGCCCCAGTCGTACTGTTTGCCTTCCGGGCGGTCTTCGGTGCGGTCGATGCCGTTCTGCTCCATGCGGCCCAGGGTGATGAACGGGGTGGCCAGGGCGGTGGTGGAGTCGGTCGGCAGGGTGGTTCCCGGCGGGGCGTACCACACACCCCCGGCGACTTTGGGGTAGACGGCGGCGATTTCGGCGACTTCAGCGACGATGCCCGGACCGGTCACAGTGAACCTCCTGCGGTGGATTGCACCGCAAGCTTCACATACACGGATGGGTTTTGCTTGCTATGACACGCTGATGGCTTGGCCTTGGATGCGCCAGGTCAGCATGGCGCGGTAGCGGACCATGTTGACCAGGGGGTCGTTTTGCCGCAGGATCGCGGCGGTCACCCAGGAGTGATTGACCCACCATTGGTAGCTGTCGGGGGTGGTGATCGGGAACGCTTTGATCCCCCGCGCCCCGTACCCCAGCGCGGTGGACAAATTCTGTTCGGCGGTGGCTTCCTGATTCTCCGGGGCGTAGGAGTGCAGGATGATGCTGATGTCGTAGAGGACTTCGTCTTGGCGCAGGAACCCGCCGGCGGCTTCCACCCGCAGCAGCGGGGCCACCGTGTCCGCGCTGGGCGGGGGTTTGGGGACCCGGGTGATCACCGGCACCGGGGTGGGCAGTGCGTTCATCAGCGGGGTCCACAATGCGATCGCTAATGCTTCGGTGGGGGGTGGGGCGATCCCGTAGTTGGTGACCACCGCGGCCGGGGCCGGGCTGGGGGTGCGGGTTTTTTTCATTGGCTGGCGGTCCCCCCGAAGTGCGCCAGCGTTTTGAGCAGGGTGGCGTTTTTGGCGTCATCCAGCATCGCCGCGAAATTACTGGACCAGACGTTGGCGCGGGCACGTTTACTGTCGGGCCAGTTGTCGACGATGGTCACCGCGTATTCGGCGCCTTTCTGCACGGCGAGCTGGTTGGCGTAGTCGGCCATCGCGTTGACTTTGTCGGACAGGACAGCCACCACCGCGGGAGAATGCAACAAACCTCGGGCGAAACCGCTGAACGCTTCTCGGTCGATCACCATGCTGCTGCCGTCGCGGAAGGTGTGCGCCCCAGCGGTGGGGTCCTCGTCCTGGGGTTCGCTGCCTTCGGCGGCGGATCCGGCGAGCGGGGAGGTCATGTGATCCGCCGTAGTTTCACTTCGCCCCCAGTCCAGGCGTACAGCCGTTTGAACGGGCCTTGGAAATCACTGACGGGGTCGCCGTTCACCCAGTACTGGGTGCCGCCGTCATAGTTCCCGGAGTCATCGACGGTGCCGCCGACGATCACCCCGTCGGAGGCGTGGTAGTTCTGCGGGTCGGGGACCGCCATGTTCAGGGTGGTTTCGATGCGGTCCAGGAACTCCGGGCTGATCACCTCCGATGAGCTACCTAACCGGCCTTCCTGATGGTACGAGTAGGCGTACCGGATGACCGGTGCCCCGTCGATGATGGGATTGTTGCCGTGGCTGTCCGTCGTAGTGGTGTCGACGGTGCGGGGGATGTGCAGGACGGGCCAGGGCGCCGGGATCTTCATGCCACTACGGGGAGCCGGTAGGGGGCGAGGCGGTCCATCTGGTCGGTGTTGAGGTTCAGGCCGGCGTTTCTGGTGAGTCCCAGCTGGAAGCCGCCGGGGGTGGCGATCGAGTTGACGTTCCCGGCGATCATCTCCGACGCGGTTTCGGCGAGTTCGTAGGCGACGTGTTTCACATCGGCCGGCACCGACGGGTAGCCGTGGGAGTAGGTGACGGTGGCGTACCCGAAGTTCATCGCGGGCAGATAGTTGGGGGTGTCGGGGCCGTAGTAGTAGCCGGTGTAGGAGCCCCACCACCACCCGGAGTAGAGGCCGATGGGTTGGATGACCCCGATTTGGGTCCAAGTGTACATGTCGGGGTCCAAATCGACGGTGGTGTCCACCCCAGTCTGGATGCTGACTGACGCCACATCGGTGACATACAGGGACGGCAACTGGATGCGGCCGTTGGTGCCGATCCGCAGTTTCGAGGTGGTGTCGGTGCCGTTGGGGTAGATCCTCCAGCCGCAGTAGGTGCGGATGCGGGCACCGGCGACGGCGAGAAAATAGTTGGGGTCCTGGGCTTGGAACAATGCCCAGTCGGGGTCGTTGGGGTCGACCAGGGGCGGGTAGGTGTCGCGTGGGGGTGCCGGGGGTGGGACCGGCAAAGTCATTGTTCGGCCTCCTCCAGCAGTTCGATCAGCTCCTGTTTGCGGGCGTTCGCCGGGTATTCGACCCCGACCTGGTCGAGGGCGTCTTTGAGTTCGGCGACCGTCCAGCCTTCGAGGTCGACCGTCTCGGTTTGCTCCTGGTCCCACAGGGACGGCTGGTCGTCGGGTTCGGCCGCCGGCGGCGGGCCGCCCATCGGTTCGGCCGACCCGTACGGTTCGAGTGGAACGAAATCGGAATCGATCAGGATGGTGGAGGTGTCCGGCAGATCGTCGGGCAACTGTTCCACCAGCGACACCAGATGCTCGGGCACCGGGACGCCGGCGTCTTTGAACTTTTGCACCGCAGCCACGACCGACAGCGCCCACCCCACCTGGGGGTCGCGGACGTACAGTTTCCCCGGCGGTGGGGCCGGGGTCCGGCCGAACCGGCCCACCGGCACCGCGACCCCCGCCACGATCAGGCCACCGCGATGCTGGTGGCGGTGGTCGTCACATTCGATGCGGCGCCCACCCCCGGGGCGGTCGCATGCGCGGCCAGCAGCCAGTTATGCAGTGCCAGCAGCGTGCACGGTGTGGTGAGTGCCCCGGGCGGGACTTTGATCACACCGAGTTCTCCAACCGAATCTTTAGCAGCCATGATGAAAAATCCTAACGCCGGATCAGAAGGTGGGGGTGGTCATGCCGGTGATGACGCACACCGACTGCGGGTAACGGGCGGCGGTAAAGGCTACGTAGGAATACACCTGCAACAAAACAGTGAGATTGGCTGCCAAAGTCTCTGGAAGGACCCTCGCCCTTATGCCGCCCTCCCAAAGTATGAGGTCAGAGGACCGCATGACGTAGATCCAGTCTTCGGTGCCGGCCCCGGAGTTGGTCGGTATGTTCGGGTCGGTGATGACGGGCAGGCCGTGCACGTTTCCGACGACCTGCTGGGAGTCGACCCGTTCCAGGATGCCCATCGCGTTGAACGGCATGTTCGCGTTCGGCAACACCAAAGGCCTTTGTTGGCCGTCGAGGGCGGCGAGGAACCAGCCCCACCGCCGGGGGTGCATGACGATCACTTCGGGCGGCTGGAAGCGGGTGGTGTGGATGGTTTGCACCGCGTTCGCCAAAGCGGAATACAGGCCTTGGACGCTGACCGCGGACGCGGCGATCGACGTGATGTTGGGGGTGTTCAGCACCCCCAAAACTTCGCCGCTGGAGCCGGCGCCGTGAATGACTTGGCCGTCGAGTACGGCGGCGTGCGCGGCGGTCAAATCCCTAAACACGACGTCGTCGAAGGCGATCGGGGACTGGTCGATCAACTGGATCGCGAGGCCTTGGGCGCCGGCGATGGTGCGCACCGGGGCGTTGATGAACGTGTCCGTCAGATCGGTCTTCGAGATGGTGGTGTTGTCGGCGGTCTGGACCCCGACCGTGGTGCCGGTCAGCATCTTCGGCACGTTAATGCTGTCGGTGCCGCCGGGTAAGGTTTGCGCCTGGCACACGTTCGCGAACGCCCGCCCCGCACGCGCATATGTCACGTACTGATCCATCAGCCAGGCGGGGGGGACACCGTAACCACCGGAGCCGTCGACCCGCGAGATGTCGCGGTATTCCTGATATTCGGGGGCGGTGGCCACGTCCTGGGCGTGGTTCATCAGCCGTCGGCGGGCCTCGCCGGTGTCGTCCCCGCCGGGGGTGGCGGTGCGCATCAGGTCGCGCAGCCAAGACCGTTGGTGGCGGGCCTCTTTGGTGTAGATCGCGGATTCTTTGACGTGCACCATCGCTTTTTCGGTGTGCCGCACCTTCGCCAGGTTGGCGCTGATTTCCCCGCTGCGGCGTACTTCCTCGCCGACTTCCTGGATGCGTTTGTCGAGGCCTTCGATGTCGCTGCCGATGCCGCGCATTTCGGCGATGTACTGGTGTACTTCGCCGTCCTCTTCGGGGGTCAGCGTGGCGTCGTCGCCGCGCTGGGTTTTGGCGACCATCAGGATCGCGTTGGCTTTGTGTTCGAGCTGGTCGCGTTTTTCGACGAGGGCGGCGCGTTGGGCGATGAGCCGGTTGGCGAATTCTTGCATGGAGTTGTTTTCGAGGGCGTCAGGCATGACAGGGTCCTATTTTTGGGTGTGGCTGAATGAGGTGACCGTGCCGGTCTTTGCCCGTGCCGGGCTGTCGCCGTCTGTGCCAGATTCGCGACCTAGCGGCTGATGATACTGCTAGGGGGCCAGCGTGGGGGGCAGCGACACGGCCACCATGTCGGCTAACACTTTTTTCAGGGAGCGGACCCCGTGTGGGTCGACGGCCTCCGACACGGCGGCCGCCAGCTGCCCGACGGTGATCATCGGGTTGTCGGGGGTGAACGCCTCCACCCCGGGCGGTGTGATCTCTTGGTCTTCGTCGTCGTCTGGGGGGTCACCCGCGGGCGCGGTCGGGAGAAAATCGGCGCGGGTGACCCCGGGCGCGGGGGCACTGAACTGGATGGCTTTGTCTTCGGCGACGTCGACCCCGAATTTTTTCAGCGCGGCTTTGATGCGGCCCTTGATCGCCGACAACTCCCCGGCCGTATAACCCGATTGGTTTTTGGGCATGTTGATGTAAGACCAGGCGGCCCGCGCGTGGGCTTCGGTGTCGATCGGATACTTCCCGTTCTTGGGGTCCGCATATTTGACGTCGCCGTAAGGCTTTTTGCTGTCGCCGTCGTCGCGGTGCGCCAGGTCATCATCGACGGCGTTGCGTAGCTCCACCAAATCGTCACGTGACAGTCGGGCGAGGGCGTCGACGGTCTCAGACAGGCCGATGCTGGTGCTGGGGTTGGCGCCGTAGTTGACGATGCTGACGTCGCCTTTGTGCAGGGACAGTTCGGTGATGGTGCGATGCGTGTAGTCGTTTGACCAGATTTGGTCTTTGCAGCGGAACCCGAAACTCATTTGGTCCATGATGGCTTTGCCGTTGGCCTGCGGGGCGAGTTTGGGCATCAGCCGCTGCACGTCGGGGTCGGCGGGGTCGAGCTGGGCGCGGACCCGCAGCCCTTTGTAATCGCTGGTCACTTGGAGATTCCCGGCGGTAGTGCGGGCCAGCGGCAGGCCTTCATGGTTCACCAGGAGCATGAGGTCGGGCCGGGACGCGAGGGTGACGTCGAACGCGCGGGGTTCGATCTGTTCGGTCCAGCCGCCCCCGTCCGAGCCGCCGTACACGTCGTAGGGTTCGTAGGTGGAGGCGTATCCCTCAATGATGATTTTGCCGCTGTATTTGTCTTCGCGGTATTCAAACGGGCTGGTGCAGGTCCGGGTTTCGTGAACATCCAGGATTTTCGCGCGGTTAGCGTGCACGGTGCTCATTTCGCTCCTACCGGTTGACCATTGCGGGACGGTTCGGGGGTGGTGGTGTCGCTGCCCGGTTCTGACTGCAGAGCTGGTTTTTCGCCGGGGCTGCCGGTCGCTTTGAGGGCGGCGGTTTTGGCGGGGTCGAACCCACTGGGCGCCATGTTGACCGGCTGCAGAAACGTGTCCAACCCTTTGGCGGGTTCCATCTCCTCTTTCGCGCGGACCTCATTACGGTTGATGAACCCGCCCTGAATCCCAGTCTGGTAAGCCTTGTACCGGGTTTCGATATCCCCTTTCAACAACGCGTCGAAGTCGAAGCTGATGTACTGCCCGCGGGGCAGCAGATCGGACACGGCGGATTCAATGCAGCCGGTCCAGGCCCGGAACGTGTAGGTCACCGCGCCCTGCGTCAACTGTTCGATGCCGGTGCCCCACGCCGTGGTGCCCTGCGAATGCCCGAGCAGCACCGGGGGGACGCCGAACATGATGCAAATATCGCTGCGCTGGAATTCCCGCGTTTCGAGGAACTGGGACTCCTCCGGGGAAATACTGAGCTGCTGCCATTTGAAGCCGCCGGTCAGCACCGCCGGCAGCCGCCGGCCACCATGACTCGCGATCCAGTTCTGCTGCTGCCGTTCGACCGCATCCGGGTCCAGGTTCTGCTCGGTCATCAGCATCCCCGTCGGGTTCGCTGATTCTTTGAAAAACCTATATCCATATTCTTCGGCCGCTAACGAGAGGCCGATCGCGACGGCCGCCTGCCGGATCGGGGACAGCCCCCACGGTTCGCCCGGCATCGTGAACCGGCGGATGTGGCAAATGTCTTGCTTGTTGACCGGTTCGCCCATGACCCGGTAAATCGGGTCGAACCAGGCCAAAATGTCGGGCCGCCGCTCCAAAAAGACGATGTCGGGGTGCAGCGGCATCAGCGCGGTGGGGGTGCTGTCCGGGCTGCGGCTGGTGATCAGGTGATACGAATTGCCGCGCAGCGCCAAATTCGCGATGACCATCCACTTCCACTGATACAAGTTGAACCCGGGGAAGGGTTGGCGGATGATCGCCGGCTGCGGCGACACCTCCACCGGGATGTTGTTCTTATCGCGGCGGTAGGCCTTCCACGGCAACGACGCGATGGTGTCGGCCAGCAGTCGGACGCAGCCGTAGACGGTCATGTTCGCCATCGCCCGGTGGACACCCACGAAATCATCGATCACCCCGACCTGCGGTGGCGGGACGAACGCGGAGGACTGCAGATCCCGCTGCTCTAGCTGGTTGGGGTTGGCGCCGAGGAGGCGGGCGAGGATGCTCATCGGCCCATCGCCACCCCGAGCAGCACCAGACAGAATCCGGCGACGATCAACCCCAGGTAGGGGGCGATCAGATAACACCCGGCGGTCAGGGTGGTGATCCCCACCAACTCCACCACCGTGGACGCCACCGCCGTGGTGGTGGTGCGCGGCGCCGCCGACCGAGAGGGGGGGGACGGGACG